CTTTCGCGCGAGTGGGCGGGAAATTGGAAGATTTGATATAATATAAGCGTGGGATAGCTTCGGAGTAATTAACCGGAGCGAAGAGACGGCATCCTAACTGTCCTGCCCACTCTGATATTAGGGTAACACTATAGGAGGTGTTTTAAATTGCCCATTTGCCCCATCTGTCATCAAGAATTTATCCAATTAAAAAGCGTCGGCCGCAAAAGAAAATACTGTTCTAAACTCTGTCATTACAAAGCAAGGTTGAAACCTAAAGAACAGTATAAACCCTGTCTCCAATGCGGTAAATTAACCAATTGGGAAAAATTTTGCTCATCACAATGTAGCCGACTTTGGTGGAAAGTCCATCAAGAGACGAGAAAGCAATATTCACATATATGCTCAATATGCGGCATCGATTATCTATCCGAACAACGAATAAGTAAATTCTGTTCATTGGTTTGCTCAACTCGGCATAAACGCATTCAGGCTGACAATAAGGGTAGAAAAACAAATAACCGTCTGCAAATAGTTGCTAACGATTGGCATTATCAGGACTGGCGGCAAAAAGTATATGAGCGTGATAAATATACTTGCCAGTATTGCGGGGATAATTCAGGTGGAAATTTAAACGCTCACCATCTTAAAAACTTTCACGATTATCCGCAATTAAGATTTGTAATATCTAACGGTATAACTCTATGTAAAACGTGCCATATTAACGAGCATATAAAGTTTGGTTATAGAAAATATGAAAGGGCGAAAGAGAAAACCTTCAGCGATACATCTACTCAATGGCAACCCCTCAAAGTTGCCTAAAGATAAACTCACAAACGAGCCTCAGCCGGACAAGACGCCGCCCACGTGCCCTTCATGGTTACCTTCGGAAGCGAAGCGTGAATGGCGCCGCGTAGTGCCCGAGCTGGAACGACTGGGCCTGCTGACCATTGTCGACCGCGCAGCTCTTACGGGTTACTGCGAGGCGTGGGCCAGGTATGTTAAAGCGGCCAAAGAGTTAAAAGACGGTTTCACCTATGAATATATTAACGAGAAATTCCAAATGAAACGGTCTAAAAAACCAGAGGTTGAAATTGCCCGTGACGCTCTCAATCAGGTAAAAGCCTTCTGTGCTGAATTTGGCTTAACACCCAGCTCCCGCGGTAGGATGTCGGTCCCAAATAAAGTACCTGATCAGGACCCGCTTGATAAAATGCTGGGCACAATACAGAACTGATGAAAACTAAAATCAATTCAAAAATTAACCGGGAGGCCGCCGAGAGGGCGGTCTTCTTTTTTAAGCAACTCAAACATGCAACTGGGGAATACTCCGGTATGCCTTTTACCTTGATGGACTGGCAGCGGGAACGCATTATCGAGCCTCTTTTTGGCACTCTTAACAAGGACGGCACCCGTCAGTACCGCTATTGCTATGTCGAGGTGCCGCGGAAAAACGGTAAAACGGAGTTAGGGGCCGGTACTGGCCTTTATTTGTTATTCGCTGACAATGAACCCGGTGCTCAAATCTATTCCGCGGCCGGTGATCGGATGCAGGCCGGACTTATCTATCAGGCGGCTTCTCCAATGGTACGGCAGGCTGCAGCTTTGGCAAAACGCTCAAAGATAATTGATAGTCAGAAGCGTATTATCGTTCAGGGTACAAATTCTTATTACCAGGTATTGAGCGCTGAGGCCTATTCAAAGCACGGTATTAACGCTCACGGGATTCTTTTTGATGAATTGCATACTCAACCCTCGCGGGATTTGTGGGACGTATTGACAACATCTTGCGGATCACGCAGGCAGCCAATGGTTTTTGTTATGACGACAGCCGGATATGACCGTAACTCTATCGGCTGGGAGATCCATGATTATGCCCGCAAGGTGCAGGATGGTATTATTGACGATCCCACTTTCCTGCCGGTGATTTACGGGGCTCCGGAAGATGCCGACTGGACAGATGAGGATATCTGGTATTCATGTAATCCCGCCTTAGGTGAATTTCGCTCGCTGGATGAGATGCGGGCGTTATGCAAACGAGCACAGGAAACACCCGCCCTGGAAATGACGTTCCGGCGCCTTTATTTGAATCAATGGGTAAATTCTGCCGAACGCTGGCTTCCGATGGACAAATGGGATGCCTGTAACGACCCGGTGAATATTGATGACCTCACTGGAAAACCATGTTACGGCGGCCTCGATTTATCAACAACGACGGACCTAACAGCTCTCTCCCTGGTATTCCCAGATGGTAACAGCGGATATGACGTACTCGCTCATTTCTGGATACCTGAGGATACGGCCATAGAAAAAGAACGCAAGGACAAAGTGCCTTACCGTGAGTGGGCACGCCGGGGCTATATCACTATGACCCCCGGTAACGTTATTGATTACGACTATATTGAACATTACCTTTACGATATCGTGAGCAAATACAAGCTCAAAGAGCTGGCATATGACCGCTACGGATCCACGCAGATTACCCAGAATTTAATCAACGCCGGGGCTTTTACCAACGATCCGAAAGCCGAACCGGATAAAACAGCCATTATTCCCTTTGGGCAGGGATTCATTAGCATGAGTCCGCCAACTAAAGAGCTGATGAATTTGGTGCTTTCAAAGAAAATCCGGCACGGCAATAACCCGGTATTACGCTGGTGCGCGGATAATCTGGTGGTTAATCAAGACCCTGCCGGTAACCTAAAACCAGACAAGGCGAAAGCTACGCAGCGCATTGATGGCATGGTGGCTCTTATTATGGCACTCGGTCGAGGAATGCTTTATACAGAAGATAACAGACCATCGATTTATGAAACGCGCGGCCCCTTAATCTATAACCTGTGAGGTTAATTTATGGCAAGACCCTCATTAAAACAACTCGCAATCAATTTTTATAACGGCATGAGGCTACTCAGTGGCACATGGAGAGGCGGCGGCAATGCCTTTACCTCAAGCCTATCTTCTAATTCCAGCGATGCAGGAATACCGGTAAATCAAGAGACGGCACTGAATTATACCGCGTTCTGGGCATGTGTGAGACTGCTCTCGGAAACCCTGGCCTCGCTGCCATTTAAACTTTATGAGCAAAAGGAACCGAGAAAAAAATACCCGGCTACAAATCACCCCCTATACAGATTGATTCACGATGAGCCTAACCCCGAGATGGATAGCTTCTCGTTCATCGAAACCCTTATGTATCACCTGATTGCCTCAAATGGGAATTGCTATTCTTACATCGATTGGGATGAAGATAGAACTACGATCAAAGCCCTCTGGATAATGAATCCAGACAAAGTTACAAAAGGCCGGGATGGGCAGAAAAACATTGTCTATACATATCAATTCGAGGATGGCGCCCGTGATATTCCCGCGTATCGTGTCTGGCATATACCGGGATTTGGATTTGACGGACTGGTCGGCTATACGCCGCTAACTTATTTCAGGAATCAAATAGGGCTCGGAGTAGCCGCCGAACGTATGGGATCTAAACTATTCTCCAACGGGCTAACCTTTGGCGGGTTTCTCCAGCATCCCAAAGTCATGTCTAAGCAGGCTCAGGACAATTTTGAGAAACAAGTAAAAGCGGATCACGAAGGTGTGGATAAGGCGCACCGCCTTATGATTCTTGAAGAGGGAATGACCTATAACAAAAACTCTATCCCGCCGAATGACGCTCAATGGCTGGAGACAAGGAAATTTCAGCGCGGCGAGATGGCGTCATGCTTCCATATCCCGCCTCATATGATCGGCGACCTCGACCGGGCAACATTTTCAAACATCGAGGAGCAATCGCTCGAATTCGTTATCTATACTATGCGTCCGTGGCTAGTTCGCTGGGAGCGGTCAGCCAACCGGCAATTACTCAATCCCGATGAGAAGGGCACATTTTTTACAAAGTTTATCATCGAGGGATTGCTGAGAGGTGATATTCTCAGTCGCTATCAGGCCTACTCGGTAGCTCGAAACTGGGGTTGGATGAGCGCAAATGACGTTCTCGATAAAGAGGATGAAAACTCAATCGGAGACCAGGGCGATATTTACATGGCACCTAGTAATATGTTGCCAGCCGATCAATTTCAGGCACAAACAATAGCCAGGGCAACACAGCAGCCCGCCAGTAAACCGTAAATCAAATTTAATAGTTATTCAAAACCGCTCTGAAATATGGGCGGCTTTTTTATTGGAGGTTAATATGGAAATCCAGCATAAATCGTTCACTGGGATCGAATTCAAGAAAGATAAGCCCGGGTCCTTCACAGCCCGGATCGCCACACTCAATGTGATTGATAAAGATGGTGACGTGACATTGCCGGGGGCTTTCCCTGAGGGTAAGGAAATACTGATATCCGCCTATCAACATGGTTCATGGTTAGGCGGTCTACCAGTTGGGAAAGGCATGATACATGCGGATGATAAAGAGGCTGTTGTTGAAGGCCAGTTTAACCTCAATACCGAAACCGGCAAGGAACATTATGAGACGGTTAAATTCTCTCCCGAACTAACGGAGTGGAGCTATGGATTTTCTATTCTCGAACTCGAAGAGAATTCTGACTGGAATAAAAACAAAGATGTTTTAAGAGTATTAAAGAGACTCGATGTTTTCGAGGCCTCTCCGGTGCTGCGTGGCGCCGGTGAAAATACAACTACCCTGGCGATTAAATCCGATACGGAACTGACTTTCAACGATGAATTCGAAGCGGTTCTTGCGACTAATTCAAAATTCATTGAGCGAAGCAAGGGTCTTGTTGCCCTGCGAGCTGCGAAAGGGAAGGACATACCGGCAGCCAATAAGGAAAGGCTGTCTTCGCTCCTGAAATCTCTTGGTGATTTACAGGAGATCGTCAAGACCTTAACAGTAACCTCGGAGTCTCCGAAAACAGATGAGGCTCAAAAGTTATTCCTACAATTTACCAAAATCAAATCGAAAATTATGGAGGTTGTTTAAAACAACAATGAAATCTCTTAAGGAACTCACTGAGGCCATTGCGGCCAAATCTAAAGCCATCCATGACATATTCGAGGAAGCCGGCGAATCCTATGATATGTCCAAAGTGAAATCCCTGACCGGCGATACGCAGGCTAAGCTCGACGCTATCAAAACAATGAACGGTGAACTGGACGCATTGCATATGGAATACGAAGAGGTTAAAGCCCTCTCCGATATCCGCAAAAATGCCGATGCAAAAGCTGGCATTGCCACACTCGATGTTCGTGACGGCAAGCCGGGAGACCAGGTGAAATCAAAATTAAATCTTGGGGAACAATTCGTAAAATCAGGAGCCCTCGGCCAGTGGAACAAGGATTTCCATTTTGATGTGGATCTGAAATCCATCATGCAAACCGCCTCGGGCTGGGATCCCGAAACGGTTCGTTTGCCTGGCGTAGTTTCATACCCCCTGCGGTCTCTCCGTGTGGCGGATGTATTCCCGACCTATCCGACAATCCGCGACACAATCACGTACATGGAGGAAACTACCCATACCAATAACGCAGCTGAAATCGCCGAGGAAACCGATGCCAGCTCACCAACCGCAGCCGGTGAAGCCGCTATCGCATTAACAGAACGTTCCGTTCCAGTGGAAAAAATTGTTGTCTGGATTCCTGTATCAGAGGAACAGATGGCAGACGTGGCCGGGCTTGGTGCTTGGCTGAACGGGCGTTTGACCTACATGGTACGCAACCGGCTTGACGGCCAACTCTGTGCCGGTGATGGCTCTACCCCCAATATTCGCGGCGTACTCAATGCCTCCAGTATTCAGACTCAGGCAAAGGGTGCCGATCCGACACCGGATGCGTTTTTCAAGGCCATGACGAAGGTCCGCGGTACTACAGCGGGAACCGGCTTCGGCGAACCGACGGCCATAATCATTCACCCCAACGACTGGCAGGATATTCGTCTGCTCAGGACTAATGATGGTATCTATATCTTCGGCAATCCGTCTGATGCTGGCGTTGACCGGCTCTGGGGTGTTCCGGTGGTTGCGACCGCCGCTGAAACAGAGAATACCGGCGTTGTCGGCGACTTCGCTCAATATGCCGCGTTTTTCAACCGCAGCGGCGTTGACATCGCAATATCCAATAGCCATGGTTATCTGTTCACCGCCTCAACCCTGGCTGTTCGGGCCACTATTCGCGGGGCTGCTGTTTATTTCCGTGGCTCTGCATTTGCCAAAGTAACCGGGATATAAAGGTCGAATATTGGGCGGGTGAAATTCCCGCCTCAAAATAAACAAAATGAGGTAACGCAATGCCCATTATTGAAGGTTCAAAAGCTCGCGGGGTAGCTAAGTTTACATATGATTTCGATTCACAGGGGGGAGTCTCCGGTGACATTGTGATGCAAGGGACACCTCTCCCGAAAAATGCCATTGTGTGGGATGGCGTTGTCGATGTAATCACGGTGCCGGAAAGTGGAGGTGGGGCTACCATCGCAGTAACTACAGCTCAATCAGCAAATGATCTGATAACTGCTGCTGCTATAGCCGGGGCTCCCTGGTCAACCGCCGGTTCAAAGGCGTTGGTGCCGGTTGGGACGGCTGCGGCCAGCATCAAACTGACTGCTGATAGGGCTCCCAAGATCGTCATCGGCACAGCCGATCTGACCAAAGGCAAATTCAATCTTTTCATCGAATACTATCTCTCGGACTAAGTAAAAATAAATAAAAAGTGAGGTTTAAAACTTAAAATGTCTGATGTTTTAGTTCAGCAAATCGCAAAATATATCAACCCGGACGGCACCGCAAATAAGCCCTACATGAGCAAACGCGGTGAGCAGTTTGTGCAGGATTGGATTCAGGCGGCTATCCTCCAGGGTAAGGGCTATATAGCCAATATTGGCGCCCTTTCCACTCCGGTTGTCGGCGGCGGCGCCGGTACTATTGTTGACCTCGATCAGCCGGAATTCGGCATGATCATTCCCAGCGGTACGACAATCGTACCTATTCGCCTGGCCATTCAACTGACCACACCGCTGTTGGCTACCGATGCAGATGAAGCTGAGGCTCTGGCATTTGTGGATACTACGGCGGCCACTGTAGCGGCTGCTCTTGACGGCACCTGGGCGAATACCATTACCCCGAAAAACATGCGGATCGCACTAACCAACAAAGAGAGCTCCAATTGCACAGTTAAATCGGTCTGCTCTGCTGATACCACTGATCCGACAGAGAGTATTGATCTGTTCCATTCCGTTATTCTCGGCGATGTTCAGGGCACAGCAGCAACGGCTCTTTGGACGAAACATGATGCTCTCTACGAACCGAGGAACCCCCCGTTCATTGTCGGTCCTGCCTCCCTGTTCGCTTACTGGGGCGGCACGGTAGCGGTCAATGGTTTCATGCAGTTCTTCTGGCTGGAGTTCCCGTCCACCGAGGTTGGCGACTAATGATCTGCAAGTGCAGGATGTTCCTCTATAACGATAAGGGCGAGTTGGTCTGCTCGGTGTGCGGCAAGCCCGCCCATGCTTCGAAAATAGAGGACAAAAATATGCCAATGCCAGAAGTGAAGGGCAAGAAAAAGTAATTCCGGTTTGCAATTCAGGGCATCAGTTTCCGGATTGGTGCCCTGCCTGGAAATCGTAATTTCGGAGTTCTACTATGGCACTCAAACTTAAAACAGCACCGTCCGTCGAACCGATAAGCAAGACCGAGGCCAAATTACACCTGAGATTAGACAGCGAGTCTTTCGCCGATAATATTGCCAGCTCTCAGTCTGTCGCTCCGGGTGCGCATATTGTGGCCGCTGCTTATTCACTGATCGGTACTGCCGTTGATGTATTGGGCTATCCTGCGGTCGTGGAGTTGGTAAGCGGTACCAATGGCACCGGTGGCACTGTCGATGTTAAGTTGCAGGACTCAGATGATAACGTGACGTTCACCGACGTAACTTCCGGCTCTTTTGCACAGGTTACCGAGGCCAATGATAATGCTACTTACGAAAAAGAGTACACCGGAGGCAGGCATTATCTGAGAGTTGTTTGCACAGTCGGGACGGCAACCTGTTCTTTCGGCGTGAATATCATTAAAAAGGACTCAGATACCACCGAAGACACCGAGCTGGATATTCTCATAGCTACGGCCCGTCAATACTGCGAAGATTTCCAGAATAGGGGTTATATTAACCAGACGTGGGAATTGTGGCTGGACGAATTTCCCGAAAAAGATTATATCGAGATTCCCAAACCGCCACTCTATTGCCCTGCCGTTACGGCGGGATCGTTTGTCACTGGTACCACTTACCGAATTCTCACAGTCGGCAATACTGATTTTACATTAATTGGTGCTACAGCGAATACTGTCGGCTTAACATTTACGGCAACCGGAGCCGGGTCCGGAACCGGCACTGCAACCGTTTCGGGTATTATCAAATATTACAGCACCGACAACACCGAATATACCATGTGCTCATCGACCGCAGACCTCTTTATTGATGAGAAATCAGAGCCAGCTAAAATATGTCTTGCTTATGGTAAGTCTTGGCCGTCAACGACATTACGCTCTTACAATGCAGTCTGCTTGACGTTCGCAGCGGGTTACGGCACGGCTGGCAGCGATGTGCCGCAGAAGATAAGAAATGCAATTCTTTTACTCGTAGCCCATTTATTTAATAATCGTGAGGCGGTAACTGATAAGCAATTAACTCAAGTTCCGATGGCTGTTGAATCGTTATTATGGCAGGATAGGGTGTTCTAAATGAGAGCAGGTGACCTAAGACATCGTATCACAATATTAATCCCGGCGATAGCAACCAATGCCATAGGCGAATGGATCAATACTTATGAAGCCTGGTGTGTTTGCTGGGCTGAAATTCTGCCCGACACCGGATCAACTACTTACAGTGCCAAGCAATTCAATGCCGAGGCCTCCGGTAGAATTAGAATCCGCTATCGAACCGGAATCAAACCGACAATGCGAATATCATACCAGGGACACATTTATCAGATACTCTCGATTATCGAACCTAAAATAGCGCATGAGGATATCGTGATTATTTATAAAGAGGCATTGGATTAATGGATGAGATTGTTGGTCTTAACGAATGCCTGGATAATATTGAAAAGATAAAAGCCAAACTAACACCGGATCAGATTGAACCTGTACTTTTACAGGGTGCTTCGATCATCGCTCAAGCCGTCATTAACAAAGCACCGCAAGGTCCAACCGGCAACCTAAAGCGGGCGATAATGACAAATTTGCTGCCACGCTTGAAACCGGATCAACCTGGAAATGCAATCGCAATAGTGCGCGGCGGTATCGCTCCACATGCCCATCTGGTGGAAAACGGGCATTTTCAGACGAAAAAACGAGGCGGTATGGCTTCCCGATGGGTGCCACCGCATCCCTTCTTCCGGCCGGCAGTGGATGAAACCGGCGATGCGGTTATCGAGGCTGTCATTGCAGAATTAAATACCATGATCGAAGGATCACTTTAATGTTAAGGGGTAAATTCTTTCTAGCATATATTGGTGGAATCATAGATGGCGAAGGTTGTATTTCAATCAATAAAAATAAAGGTTCACAAAATAGACCTTATCGATTTTGTTTATTTGTGAGTGTTAGTAATACAAGCTTATGGTTATTAGAATTACTCAAAATGCAATACGGAGGTTCAATCCATGAATTATTATCTTGCAGGAATAAGGGCAATAAGCCATGTTATCAATGGACAATAACTACACAAGTGGCCTCAAATTTTCTCAAGATAATATTACCTTATTTATTTCTCAAAAAACCACAGGCTGAATTAGGTATTCTGTTTCAAAATAGGCGAATAAATATGAAACCACTTTCCGATAAGGATTACATTCAACAAGAAGCAGATTATATATTGATCAAGAGCATGAAACAAAAGGTAATGTAGCTTATGTACATCGAAGAAGCGTTATTAAAAGAGCTTGCGGCGACCGCTGCGGTAAAGGCGATAATCGGACAGAGAATTTATTATATTACTGCACCGCAGGATGTAACGAATCCAGTAAACCCTTATGTAGTCGTTCAAAAAATCTCAGACACCCCAACAAAACATAGATTTGATGCTGCTGCCGGTGCATCTGCCGCCAGAATACAAATCACTATTATCGGAGACACATATTACGATTGCAAGCGGATAGCAGCAGCGATAAAGACAGCTATTAACGGATTTAAAGGGACGATGGGCGGCGTCGGTGGTCTGGCAATTGGTGCATGTTTCATCGCGGGCGAAAACGATATCCCTTACGATACCGGTGCTAAGCTATTCGGCTTGGCTGTAGATTATATGTTCTATTACTAATTGGAGGTACTTAAATGGCTACTGGCAATA